CAATGAGCAGAGTAACCGCGATTATCTCCGCTCTGGTTATCTGCATCATCGTCTGTCTGTCATGGGCTGTTAATCATTACCGTGATAACGCCATCGCCTACAAAGAACAGCGTGATAAAAAAGTCAGTGAGCTGAAGCAGGCGACCGCCACCATTACTGACATGCAGCAACGCCAGCGTGCTGCTGATGTACTCGATGCAAAATACACGAAGGAGTTAGCTGATGCGAAAGCTGAAAATGATGCTCTTCTGCGGAAGCTTGATAATGGTGGCAGGGTGCTCGTCAAAGGAAAATGCCCTGTGCCATCCTCTGCCGAAACCTCCAGCGCCTCCGGCATGGGCAATGATGCCACCGTCGAACTCTCTCCAGTTGCTGGACGAAACGTTCTCGGTATCCGGGACGGAATTATCCGCGACCAAACAGCACTGAGAACGCTTCAGGAATACATCAGGACGCAATGCCTTCGATGATAGCGATAATTTTACTCATCATCCTTCACATCTGGCTCTGTAGACAGGGTGGTGATCACTTCTGGAGTGAATCCAGATTAAATATCTCATTGCTGATGCTTGATATTGAGCATCTGGCGCGCGGTAAGGGGCTGCGTTGAGATAAGGGCCAGTCATTACAAATACCAGGATTTAGCCTCGCATTTGCGGGGCTTTTTTACATCTGCAGTAAACCGCGCATCGCAGCGCGTAACAATCCCGAGTCTTTCAGAAAGCTGAGCCTGAGAATTGCCGTATATGGTGGCGACCATCTCGGGGACGGCTTTTCTGTGCGAACAGGCTCATCTTTCTAAAAGGTAAAGACGCAATGAACTACCCAACCGTTGTTAACGATATAGATTTCAGAGACCTAATTTTTGTAGCAAACAACGATCCGGTTACAGATTCTTTTATGGTGGCAAAAGCATTTGGAAAGCTGCCGAAGAACGTAGTCCGTGACATTGAGCGAACCATAGAAGCTTGCCCTCCTGAGTTTGATACAAAGCTCAACTTTGAGCTTTGCTATAAAAACAATGAGTTACAGAATGGTAAGCCGCAAAAATTCTACCGTCTCCGTAAGGATGGGTTGATGCTTTTGGTTATGTCCTACACCAAAAAAGAAGCAATGCGTATCAAAATTGCTTACATCAACGCATTTAACTGGATGTACGCCATGCTTCAGGTTGGTCATCGTCAATTTGAAGAAGAGAGAAATGCCGTAATGCTGGAGTACATGAAAGAGAAGGATGTTGCCAGCATGTCAGGTCGTCTGCTCAATCGCTGGGGAAAAATTAAGAAGCCTCAGCTACTGGCGAGAATTGAACGCCTTGAACAGCACGGGCAAACCGTAATCCCCGGACTCACCAATTAACGGCAGCACCGCGAAACAACCCAAGCCAGTAAGTGGGGAAATAACACTGGCAGCCACTGAAAGATGAACCTCCTGCCTTATGGCAAAAAAGATTCTTTGTGGTGGCGGACTGATGGAAAGACATCGGTTATTGCAGAGACCATTCAATGAGTGGTCTCGACAATGGCTTATACCCTACACGGGATAACTTAACTGATATCCCTTTTAACGGATAAACGGAGCCAACAATGGCAGAGATTATTCCCATGACTGAAGAACAGAAATTCCAGTTAGAGATTTACAAACTGGTCATGAACCAGAACGCAGCCGCAGAAGAAGCATTTCAGTTCATTGGCACTGACGAGCTGAAGCTTGAGCTATTCAAAATTCACTTCCAGTCAGGCGGCGCTAATTCAGATATCACGACCCGCACTATCGAAGCGGTGCGTAAATCGAAGGAAGCGTTAGACCTGTTCACCACCGGAGCATGATGCTCAACCTGAAATAACAACTAAGTGAGATGAATATGGCAGCACCAAAGGGCAACCGATTTTGGGAGGCCCGCAGTAGTCATGGGCGAAACCCTAAATTCGAATCGCCTGAGGCGCTGTGGGCTGCTTGTTGTGAATACTTCGAGTGGGTAGAAGCTAACCCGCTATGGGAGATGAAGGCGTTCTCGTATCAGGGCGAAGTGATACAAGAGCCTATCGCCAAGATGCGAGCGATGACCATTACCGGCCTCACTCTGTTCATTGATGTGACGCTTGAAACGTGGCGCACATATCGCCTGCGAGAAGATTTATCTGAAGTCGTTACGCGAGCAGAACAGGTTATCTACGACCAGAAATTCTCTGGCGCAGCCGCTGACCTTCTCAACGCTAACATCATCGCCCGTGATTTGGGCCTCAAAGAGCAGTCGCAAGTTGAAGACGTGACACCTGATAAGGGAGATCGCGATAAGCGACGCTCTCGTATCAAGGAGCTATTCAACCGTGGAACTGGACGCGATTCTTGATAACCTGAGCGACGAAGAGCAAATCGAATTGCTCGAGCTACTCGAAGAAGAAGAGAACTACCGGAACACACACCTGCTATATGAATTTACGCCATACAGCAAACAGCGTGAGTTCATCGACGCCGGGCATGACTATCCAGAGCGCTGTTTTATGGCTGGTAACCAGCTTGGTAAGTCATTTACTGGTGCTGCTGAAGTCGCGTTTCACCTTACCGGGCGTTATCCGGGCACAAAAGGCTATCCTGCTGATGGTAAATATGGCGGTGAGTGGAAAGGTAAGCGTTTCTATGAGCCTGTTGTCTTCTGGATTGGCGGCGAGACAAACGAGACGGTAACCAAAACGACTCAACGCATCCTGTGCGGTCGTATTGAAGAGAATGATGAGCCGGGCTACGGTTCAATACCGAAAGAGGACATCATTAGCTGGAAGAAGTCTCCTTTCTTTCCGAACCTTGTTGATCATCTTCTGGTTAAGCATCACACGGCTGATGGCGTTGAAGATGGCATTTCAATCTGCTACTTCAAACCATACTCGCAAGGCCGCGCTCGCTGGCAGGGTGACACAATCCACGGCGTGTGGTTTGACGAAGAGCCACCATACAGCATTTATGGCGAAGGTCTTACCCGTACCAACAAATACGGGCAATTCTCAATTCTGACGTTTACCCCGCTGATGGGGATGTCTGACGTTGTTACCAAGTTCCTGAAGAATCCCAGCAAGTCGCAGAAAGTGGTCAACATGACCATCTATGACGCTGAGCACTATACCGACGAGCAGAAAGAGCAAATCATCGCATCCTATCCTGAGCATGAGAGAGAGGCGCGTGCTCGCGGTATTCCTACGATGGGTAGTGGTCGAATCTTCCAGATACCGGAAGAGACTATTAAGTGTCAGCCGTTCGAGTGTCCTGATCACTTCTACGTCATCAATGCAATGGACTTCGGATGGGATCACCCACAGGCACACATCCAGCTTTGGTGGGATAAAGACGAGGACGTGATTTATCTTTCTCGCGTCTGGAAGGCCAAACAGAAGAAGGCGACAGAGGCATGGAGTGCTGTTAAAGCATGGAGCAAAAACACCCCTACGGCTTGGCCTCATGACGGGCATCAGCACGAAAAGGGAGGCGGCGCTCAGCTCAAGGAACAATACGCCGACGCTGGGTTCGATATGTTGCCAGATCATGCAACATGGCCTGATGGAGGTAATGCGGTCGAACCCGGGATAGCAGAGATACGCGACATGATGCTCGACGGTCGTTTCAAGGTATTTAACACCTGCGAGCCATTCTTTGAAGAGTTTCGCCTGTATCACCGCGATGAGAACGGGAAGATCGTCAAGCTAAATGACGACATCCTTTCTGCTGTTCGCTATGGCTACATGATGAGGCGTTTTGCAATACAGATGCGAGACATCAAAGATCCTAAAGAGATTGATTACTCAAGCTACAACATACCTTGCGGAGTTGGATGATGGCTGATGATAGAAAGATGACTGACTGGCATCGCAAGGTGCTGTGCAACTTTGATAATGCCTGGTCAGCAACGCAGGATATGCGTGAGCAGATTATTGAGGCTCAACGTTTCGTCCGGGTATCCGGCGCACAGTGGGAAGGCAGCACAAACGCTGGTTACTCATTTGATGAAGGCAGGTTTGAGCATTACCCGCGCTTTGAACTGAATAAGATTGCCCGTGAATGTGATCGCATCATTGGCGAGTATCGACAGAATCGCATCAGCGTTAAATTCAGGCCGAAGGACGATAAGGCATCGGAAGCGTTAGCCGAAAAGATGAACGGCAAATTCCGCGCTGACTATCAGGAAACATCCGGTGGCGAAGCGTGTGATAACGCATTTGATGATGCTGTAACGGGCGGATTCGGTTGTTTCCGCATGTGTGCCGATTACGAAGATGAAATGGATCCGAGTAACGAGCAACGCCGTATAAGCCTTCTTCCTGTTTACGACCCAGCGACATGCGTCTTCTTCGATCAGGACAGCAAGCAATATGACCGCTCTGATGCTATGTGGGCTATGGAAATGTTCTCCATGACGCCTAAAGCGTTCGAAGCTGAATACCCTGATTCCATCGCTGCAAGTCTTTCTCGTGATGGCACTGGCACTCAATATGACTGGTCAACTCCTGATGCTATCTATGTTGGTCGCTACTATGAAGTCCGCATAGAGAAGGTGAAGCTCACGGCGTGGCGCAACCCTGTTAGCGGAGAAACGGCAATCTATGATGAAGAGCAAATCAAAGATATTGTCGACGAGCTAACCGATGGTGCATTCGAACTGATCGGTGAGCGAACGGTGAAGAAACGCCGCGTTTATTGCGGTCTTCTGTCTGGCGCTGAATGGCTGGAAGAACCGAAGCGCATTCCGGGCGAACATATTCCTCTCATCCCGGTATATGGGCGTCGTTCATTTGTTGATAATCAGGAGCGAATCGAAGGCCACGCAGCAAAAGCGATGGATGCACAGCGTCTTGAGAACCTGATGGTTTCCATGATTGCAGATAACGCTACTCAGGCTGGCGGTGATGGCATTCCTGTAGTTGATGTTGACATGATTCCTGGTCCTCTCGCCACTCATTGGGCGGAGCGCAACAAAAATCGCCCGGCGTTCCTGCCGATGGTCAGTCTGAAAAACAAAAACGGAGATATTACTGCGCAGGCTCAGGTCAGCAGTTATACGCCTCCGACACAAATGCCTCCAGCTCTTGCCGGGCTATTGCAGTACACCGGAACGGCTATTCAGCAAATTACAGGTGCGTCGCAGCTTGAGAACATGCCGAGCAACGTCGCCACCGATACCGTTGATAGCATCTTTAACCGGATGGATACGCAGTCCTATATCTACATGGACAACATGGCTAAATCCATGCGTCGCGCTGGCGTTGTGTGGCTTTCTATGGCGCGTGAGGTCTATGGCAGTGATACGCCGATGCGTATCGTTAATGAGGACGGCAGCGATGACGTGGCGCTGATGACTGGTGAAGTGGTTGACCGTCAGACAGGGCAGGTTATCGCGCTTAATGACCTTTCGCAGGGCAACTATGAAGTGACTGTCGATGTCGGTCAGTCGTTCGCTACTCGCCGTGATGCAACGGTTAAGTCGTTACTTTCCATGCTGGCACTTATCCCACCAGGAACGCAGAAGCACGACCTTGTATCGTCGATGATTCTCGACAATATGGACGGCGAAGGGATGGACGACCTTAAAGAATACAACCGCAATCAGTTGCTTCTGTCTGGAGTTATCAAGCCGAGAACACCAGAAGAACAGAAGATGGTTGAGCAGGCGAAACAACAACAGGCCAGTCAGCCAGATCCGGCTATGGTTGCTGCGCAAGGTCAGCTTCTTGCTGGTCAGGCTGAATTGCAGAAAGCGCAGAACGAACAGGCAGCCATTCAGGTTAAAGCATTCCAGGCACAGACTGATGCTCAGGTTGCAGCGGCAAATGTTGTGAAAATACTCGCATCTGCCGATAGTCAGCAGAAATCTGATATCCGCGAGGCTCTGAAACTGCTCGGACAGTTCCAGCAACAGCAAGGAGACAATGCCCGTGCTGATGCAGAGCTTGTCCTGAAAAGTCAGGCACAGGGTCATGCGCAGCGCATGGACATCAGCAGCATCCTGCAAAAATCAACTCAGCAACAACCACAGCAGTAATTAACCCATAACGTGCAATGGCTGTCTTTATGAGGCCTGGCACCCTATTGCCTTCCGATGGGCTGAACATCGAGTAAACAGGGGTAACAAATGGACCAGATGGCAGAAAACACACCAGAAGTTGAAATCGAAACCGACGCGTCAGAGCAGATTCCTGATGATGTCGAACTGGCTGAAGAAGTCGAAACAGAAGATGGCAGTGAGTCCTCCGGCAATGATGCAGAGGAAGCTACTGAAACTGATGACGACGAATCAGAACAGGAATTCTACTTTGGTGACGAAAAGCTGGATTCGCCAACCAGCGAAGATGGCGCAGAGCATGGACTGGTAAAACACCTGCGCAAGACGATTAAAGAGAAAGACCGTGAGCTGAAAGAGCTGATGCGTCAGTCTCAGAAACCCGTCGAGCAGCAGCCGGTAATCACTCAACCACCGCGAATGCCAAAACTGGATGATGAGGACATCGGTTTCGATGAAGAAATCTACCAGCAACGCATGGCTAAGTGGGCAGAGGATAACGGCAAGTACCAGCAACAGGAGATGGCTCGCAAGCAGAAGGAGCAGGAGCTTCAGGCTGCCTATCAAGAGCGATTATCCAAATATCAGCAACGTGTTAAGGCTCTCAAAGTTCCTGGCTATCAGGAAGCTGAGCAGGCCGTACTCGAGGAAATTCCCATCGAGACACAAAACGCGATCCTGTTTGAGTCAGAGAAGCCGGAAATCGTTGTTCTGGCGCTCGGTCGCAACGCTGAACTGCGCAAGCAACTGGCAGAAGCTACCAACCCCGTAGCAATTGGTCGTCTGCTGGAACGTATAGAATCGAAGGCCAGAATCATGCCAAAAGCAAAAACCACGGCAGCCACAACCCCGACAGTTAAGGGGAGCAACGGCGCAGTAATCAATAACCTCGACAAACTTCTCGAAAAAGCGCGCGACACCGGTGATTACACCGAATACCGGGCGGCGAAGAACAAAGCTAAAAAATAATCCATCGGAGCTAAATACCTATGTCTAACCAGTTAACAAAAGACCTCGAAATCCTCTTTGAGAGCGTCATTGATAGTTTTGAGGCGTCCAATGTCGTTTCCCGCGAGTGCAGCAAGTTCCGACCGGGCGACATTGAAATGCAGCGCGCTGGCGACGTTGTTTATCGCCCTCAGGGCTACCACCTGAAAACCGTGAGCGGACTTGATCTGACTTCGGCCACTGCAAACTCACTCGTTCAGCGTCAGGTGCCTGCTCGCTTCCGCGAGCCAGAGAACGTCATCTACGAACTGGACGCAAAAGAAATGCGCGATCCGTGGCACAAAGAGCAGGCTGGCAAGGCGGCGGGTCGCCAGTTGGCGGCGTGGGTTGATAACATGATCGTCGATGAGGTGGTCGCTCGCTCCACCAACGTGGTCACCATTAAATCGGCGTCCACCGGTAGCACTCTCGGCGAAGAACTCTGGAACGCATCGGCTGACGTTGATGCAATGATGCTGTCCATTGGTGTGCCTCAGGGTGGTCAGCGCAAGGCGTTCTACAACCCGTTCAACTACAAAGACCTGGCTAAGGAGCTTGGCTCTCGCGCATATGCGGTCGGTGCAACTCTGACAGCCTATGAGAAAGCTCAGATTCCACCTGTGGCATCCTTCGACAGTTTCCGCGTTGATTATGCTGGCGCAATGAAGGCTGGTTCAGCTACCGCTGTAACTCTCGGCGGCGCAGTAAAACACAAAGTTACCGCGATGGATTCCAACGGCGCGCCTACCGATAACCGCCAGGGTGACATCACCGTATCCACTGCTGGCGTACTGGCTGTCGGCGATGCATTCACTATCGCAGGCGTTAACAGTGTCCACATGATCAAGAAGGTGGATACAGGTAAGCCGCAGGTATTCCGCGTCCTGGCAGTAAATGGCACTACCGTTACCATCAGCCCGAAAATTCTGCCACCAGACAACGCGGATAAGGCGTCTATTCCTTACCAGAACGTTACCGCCAATCCGGTGGCAAACGCGGCGATCACCATCCTCAACAAGAAGGCTGCGGCTTCCAACATCTTCTTCGCTGAGGGTTCTGTTGAGCTGATGTATGGCAAGTTGGCATTCCCTACCGGCCAGGGTCCGCAGGTTATGACCGCAACGACCGAGCAGGGTGCGACCATCATCATGGCTTACCAATTCGACGCTAAATCTGGCAAAACGTGGACTCGCTTCACCACGCTGGCTGGCGCAAGCGTACTGGTCCCGGAATTCACCGGCCTGGTACTGGCTAACCAGTAATCCAAGGGGCTTCGGCCCCTCTTTTTTTTGGAGATCGAAATGTCTCAAATCATGCTTTATAAGCCGGGAACGATGATCACCTGCGGCCCCCACTCGCTGGATTACATCATCGTTGATGACGAAGAAGTTAAATCTCACCTGAAAAAAGGCTGGGTAAAAACTCCTGAAGAAACCGCAACGAAGCAAAAAGTGGCTAAGGCGGAAGAAGATGGCGAAAACGAAGGGTGATCTCGTTCTAAAGGCTTTACGAAAAGCCGGGCTGTATTCCAATGCCACGTTGACAGATGCTGACCCTCAGGCAATTGAAGATGCCATTAATGACCTCGAAGACATGATGGCAGCATGGCAGGCTAAAGGTATCGAGCTTGGATATCAGTTTGCTGATACAGAAAACGGCATCATGCCGTTACCTGACGATGATTCAGGTATCCCTGCATGGGCAAATGATGGCGTCGCTTTGAAACTCGCTGTGCAAGTGTGCATGGATAACGTCATTCAGCCGTCAGACGCTCTCCTTACCGCTGCTGACAGTGCATATCAAACAATCTGTATCGCTTTAACCAAAATACCACCACTTGAGCGGCGAAATGATATGCCTCGCGGGGCGGGGTTAAAAAGCGCGTTTACGTGGAATCGGTTTTACATCGAGAAAGATGAACCGAGTACGTGAGGTGAATAAATGCCGATTCAGCAACTTCCGCTTATGAAAGGTGTCGGCAAAGACTTTCGAAACGCCGACTATATCGACTATCTGCCAGTGAATATGCTGGCTACGCCCAAAGAAATACTCAACAGCAGCGGATATCTTCGCTCATTCCCGGGCATTGCCAAACGTTCTGATGTGAACGGCGTATCGCGGGGCGTCGAGTACAACATGGCGCAGAATGCTGTTTATCGCGTATGTGGTGGTAAGCTGTACAAAGGAGAAAGTGAAGTCGGTGACGTCGCCGGAAGTGGTCGCGTATCAATGGCGCATGGTCGAACATCTCAGGCTGTAGGCGTTAATGGTCAACTGGTCGAGTATCGCTATGATGGTACGGTTAAAACCGTCTCAAACTGGCCTACAGACAGCGGATTCACGCAGTATGAGTTAGGCTCAGTCCGCGACATTACGCGATTACGTGGGCGTTATGCGTGGTCAAAAGACGGTACTGATTCATGGTTTATCACTGACCTTGAAGACGAATCTCATCCTGACCGCTACAGCGCACAATATCGCGCAGAATCGCAGCCTGACGGCATCATCGGCATCGGAACATGGCGAGACTTCATCGTATGCTTTGGTTCATCAACGATTGAATATTTCTCCCTGACTGGCGCAACCACCGTTGGTGCCGCGTTGTATGTCGCACAGCCATCACTGATGGTGCAGAAAGGAATTGCCGGAACCTACTGCAAAACGCCGTTTGCTGATTCGTATGCGTTCATCAGCAATCCGGCAACGGGTGCGCCGTCTGTGTACATCATCGGTTCCGGTCAGGTGTCACCAATCGCCAGCGCGAGCATTGAGAAAATCCTCCGCTCCTACACTGCTGATGAACTGGCTGATGGCGTGATGGAATCGTTGCGCTTTGATGCTCATGAGTTGCTGATTATCCACCTTCCGCGCCACGTCCTAGTATATGACGCATCTTCAAGCGCTAATGGTCCGCAATGGTGTGTGCTGAAAACAGGCTTGTATGACGATGTGTACCGCGCTATCGACTTCATTTACGAAGGCAATCAGATAACGTGCGGAGATAAGCTGGAATCGGTTATCGGCAAATTGCAGTTCGATATCAGCAGCCAGTATGGGCTACAGCAAGAACACCTGTTGTTTACACCACTCTTCAAAGCTGAGAACGCCAGATGTTTTGATCTGGAAGTTGAATCATCGACTGGTGTCGCTCAGTACGCTGACCGCCTGTTCCTCTCTGCAACCACTGACGGCATCAATTGGGGAAAAGAGCAGATGATTGAGCAGAATGAACCGTTCGTTTACGACAAACGCGTTTTGTGGAAGCGAGTAGGGCGCATCAGGAAAAATGTCGGCTTCAAATTGCGCGTTATCACGAAGTCACCTGTCACTCTGTCTGGCGCTCAGATAAGGATCGAGTAATGGCTGATTCGAATCTCAACACCCCTGTTATTGTGCAGGCGACGCGGCTCGATACATCAATCCTTCCACGCAATATATTCAGCCAGTCTTACCTGCTGTATGTCATTAATCAGGGGGCTGATGTCGGCGCAATTGCCGGGAAGGCAAATCAGGCTGGTCAGGGCGCTTACGATGCTCAGGTGAAAAACGATGAACAGGACGTCGAACTGGCAGATCACGATTCAAGAATCACCGCAAACACAAAAGCGATAAATCTCCTTGAGGTCAGGTTAACAACCGCCGAAGGGAAGATAGTCGTACTGCGTAGCGATGTTGATTACTTGCTGGATGAGGTTATCGATATTCAGGCGCATCTGGTCACTGTTGACAAAAGACTGGATGGCGTAGAAAGCGATGTATCTGACATTAAGAGTGATTACGTATCGAAAACCGTAACAGAATCGCAGTCTCTTGCGTCACCGCTGGATGTAAAAACATCATATTCAGTTGATGGAATTCAGGTTGTTGGAGCAAGAAATACCGGATGGACTGCAGCCACAGGTACGCCACTTCTTGGCTCATTCAACGCTAACCAGTCATACACTGTCGGCACTACGTACACACAATCCGAAGTCGCAGCTATCGCTACAGGTTTGGAGCAGGCGCGGCAGCGTATTCTGGCGCTTGAAACAGCACTTAGATTACATGGGCTGATTGACTGATGATTACATTCAAACCAACACGAAACATCGACCTGATAGAAGCCGTGGGAAATCACCCTGACATTATTGCCGGGAGCAACAACGGTGATGGATACGACTACAAGCCTGAATGCCGTTACTTTGAGGTTAACGTGCACGGTCAGTTTGGCGGCATTGTTTACTATCAGGAGATTCAGCCGCTTACATTCGATTGCCACGCCATGTACCTGCCAGAGGTTCGCGGATTCAGCAAGGAAATCGGGCTGGCGTTCTGGCGATACATTCTGACTAACACCACCGTTCAGTGCGTCACATCGTTCGCTGCACGCAAATTCCGCCACGGGCAGATGTACTGCGCAATGATTGGCCTTAAGCGTGTAGGAACCATCAAGAAATACTTCAAAGGCGTGGATGACGTGACGTTTTACAGCGCCACACGCGAAGAACTAATCGACTTCCTGAATCACGGGAGATAGCCATGTTATATGCATTTAAGCTGGGCAGAAAACTGCGCGGCGAGGAACCTTATTGCCCTGAAAAAGGCGGGAAAGGTGGCAGTTCTGATAAAAGCGCAAAGTATGCAGCAGAAGCCCAGAAGTATGCTGCAGACCTGCAAAATCAGCAGTTCAACACCATCATGAATAACCTGAAGCCGTTTACTCCTCTGGCTGATAAGTATGTAGGCAGCCTCGAAAACTTATCGTCTCTGGAGGGGCAAAGTCAGGCACTTAACCAGTATTACAACTCTCAGCAGTATAAAGACCTTGCTGGTCAGGCGCGCTATCAGAGTCTGGCGGCAGCGGAAGCAACAGGTGGATTGGGTTCCACCGCAACCAGTAATCAGTTAGCAACAATCGCACCAACGCTTGGTCAGCAATGGCTGTCTGGACAAATGAACAATTACAACAACCTGGCAAATATCGGTCTTGGCGCTCTTCAGGGGCAGGCAAACGCCGGGCAGACATATGCCAACAACATGAGCCAGATTTCACAGCAAAGCGCGGCTCTTGCAGCGGCAAACGCCAACCGACCGTCAGCATTGCGGCAGGGTGTTAGTGGTGCTGCATCCGGTGCGCTTTTGGGTGGTGGCATAGCCAGTGCTCTCGAGCTATCAACTCCGTGGGGTGCTGGTATCGGTGCTGGTCTTGGTCTGCTTGGCTCGTTGTTTTAAGGGGTAATCAATGGCTACGTGGCAACAGGGTATTAATTCTGGTGGTTTTCTGGCTGGAATTGGTGCGCAAAATGAGAATGCGCCAAAGGCAAGCGACATTAACGCAACGCTTGGTCTGATTCGCGAAAACAATGAACTGGCTCGATCAGGTGCAAATAACGTTGCTCTGACAGGTCTTCGTGGTCTGGCTGGAGTTGCTGATATTTATAAGCAGCAGCAACAGCAGGAGCGTAAAGCGGCATTCCAGAAAGGTTATGCGGATGCTTATGCGTCCGGCGACAGGGAGCAGATGCGTAATCTTATTACAGCATTCCCCGAAGAGTTTGAGGAAGTCCGTAAAGGCATGGGGTATGTCGATGACGCCCAGCGGGATGATTTTGGCAATCTGGCGCTTAAGGCTCAGGTCGCTTCGTCGCTTGGTCCGGGTGCATTTGGCAGGTTCATGATGGATAACGAAAATGAGATGCGTCGTTTAGGTATCCCTCCAGAAACTATTGCGGAAATGCAGGTTAATGACCCGCAGGGCTTCCAGCACTTCACAGGTAATCTGGCACTATTTTCTCTCGGTCATGAGAAGTACTTCGATATCAAAGATCGAATGGAGGGGCGTCGACTTGAAGGAGAAAGAAATCAGTTAACTGCTCGTGGTCAGGATATCACGATGCGCGGTCAGGATTTATCTGCTGCTACTGCACGGAGAGGTCAGGATTTAGCGATGCAGAGAGCATCAATGAAAGGGGCTGTTGGTAATAATGAGCGCACAGTTCAACTAGCAGACGGAAGAACTGTAACCGTAGGCGGGAAGCTTCATGGTGCAGGTGCTAACGCGTTCTACGAAGGAATAGACAATGAGGGGAACATGGTTCGCGTTCCTGCTGGCTCTATTGCTGCTCCGGCCACGTCGGCAGCAAGCGCGCAGAATTACGCAATGAAGAAAGATCTTGATGCAATTTCTGGCGCATCAATTGACGATCTTGGCTTCATGACTGGCATTACAGGCTCTTCAGGTTCTCCTGCTCTTGGTGCAGATATTCGTAGCCGTGCCTCTGGTGGTGATCAGAGGAAACTATACAACGCTGCACAGCGAATCCAAGGAAAGATGCAGAATCAGGGCATTGCAGCAGCCAGAGACATGGGGGCATCTGGTATCAACACCGTTGCAGAAGCAAAGATGTATTTTCAAGGTATGCCACAGGTTGATTTCTCAAGCCCTGAAGCACTACAACAATCAATGCGCGACATTCAGCAATATACCGACAATTACAACCAGCAATATAACGTTAATGTCGGTAATGGCGGGAAGAAATCATCAAGGCAACAGCCAGCTACTCAGCAATCAGCAGGAGGTAGCTACACGTCAAAATCAGGCATTCAATTTACGGTGGAATGATGAAAGTAACTGCAAACGGTAAGACATTTACCTTTCCTGATGGTACGAGCACCGAAGATATTGGCACCGCCATTGATGAGTATTTTGCTGGTCAGGCTGTTCAGCAACAAACAGTTAATCAGGCCAATAATGCACCAACACAGGAAGAACCATCATTGATGCAACAAGCTGGCGATTGGCTCACTGGTGGTCAAAGTGCAGGGCAAATTGCAGAACAGGCTGGTCGTGGTCTGGTAAACATACCATTTGACGTATTGCAGGGTGGCGCAAGTCTGATTAATGCAATCAGCCAGGGGCTTGGTGGTCACAAGGTTTTGGACGATGTCTATCGTCCAGTAGATCGACCAACAGACCCTTATGCGCAAGCTGGAGAAACAATTGGCGGGTATTTAGTTCCAGGAGTTGGAACTGCAGGAAGCATGGCTATTGGATCACTGGCAGAAGCCGCAAACCAGAAAGGCGATTTCGCGCAAAATGCAGCCATAAACGCCGGAGTTAACCTTGCTGCTCAGGGTGTTCTTTCCGCAGCAGCAAAGGGAATAGGGCGTGGAATAACGGCTATAAAAGGCGATATCGCGCCAGAAGTAGCGAAAAAAATTGCCACCTCAGAATCGATGGGCGTGACACCAATGACATCTGATGTTATCCCGCCGAAAAATGCTTTCACTCGCGGCCTAACTCAGGATGCCGAGGGGGCTTTGCTCGGGACAGGCTCAAAGCGAGCTGAGCAGTATGCAAAAAGAAGTCAGCTAGTTAAAAAACAGCTTGAGAAATATGGTGAATATAGCCCATCAGTTGTTGTTGACGATCTGTATGGTTCTCTGAAGTCAAGGAAGGATTCGGCCGGAAGCGTTATTGAAGACATTACAGCCAAAATGGGAGACACACCAGTTGACACATCAAAATCTATTAAGGTTATCGACAACGTACTTACCAGAGCTAATAGGCTTGGGAAAGTGGCAAATAAGGATTTGATTCGCGGGTTATCCGATTTGCGAGAAGAACTTGCTAAACCAGATATAGATTTTGGTCTATTGAGAGAGTTGCGGTCAGCCTTGAGGGAAAGTATTCAGGGAGATGCCATGGTTTTTCCTAATAGCGCGAAAGCCGCAACTGATACCGTGGAGAGGGCAATGGGGGCAGATTTGAGGAATAACGCAGCGCGGTATTTGGGGGCTGGAGAGGCCGCCAGATACGTCAAGGCAAACTCTGACTACTCTAACGTCTTCAATAAGGTTCTTAATAAAAGGATTGCGAATAATCTCAACAAAGCTAAAAAAGAGTTTACTCCAGAGCTAATAAACAGTGTTGTATTCAGCAGAAAACCATCAGATATTAAGAGGATATGGCCAGCTCTTAGTGAAGATGGAAAGAACGCTATGCGTGCTGCTTATATCAGCAAGATTGCAGAAAAAGCAGGAGACTCGCCAACAAAATTTCTTACCGAGTTAAATAAGTTGAAGTCGCAATCTGACGGTCAGATCTATAACACGATATTCAGTGGGAGACACATGAAAGAGCTTGATGCTCTTCATGAAGTTCTACAGCAAACAGCAAGGTCGGACGCCGCAAATGTAGTAACACAGACAGGACAATCGCAAGCCAACAGGATAAGGACGATTGGCGCAACTGCGACTCTTGGCGTATCAATGGGGCTTGAGGCTGGTTTCGGTGCAATGATGCGCTTGTATGAGTCAAAAGCAGCAAGGAATGCTCTCTTACGTTTGGCAAACACCAAAGCAGGAACGCCAGCCTATGAAAGAGCATTAAGTAACGCTGCAAATGCCATCAGACCGCTGCTTGCCACTGAGGCAACACAGCAGTGACTAAATGCCATGGATGGTTATTTCCTTAGCACATGAAACAATGTTTGCTTTAATTCCACCCATACAATTATGACCACTATAGACAGACAAAAGAAACTGAATGCATTGGCATCACGATCGAAACCTTCTCCGGCACTAAATCCGTAAAAGGTCATAAAAAATATAAAAATTGCGCACTTTGCAACGTTTACAAATTTTTTCTTCACACCAACCTCCTTAGTTTTGAGCAGGATACCAGATGATAATGTGTCGCTTCCTAAAGGATATCAAAGCAACGGGATTTCAAGGTAAACTGCGGTTGCCAAAATACTAACATCTTCATTTCTAACAAGAATATTAGGATACATTGGGTTTAGGGATACTAGGTTTGTCTCTATTTCACCAATGTAAACCTGTTTGAAGCTCAATATTTGCTCTTTATCCAATGATGCTATTACATAATCTTTGCTTTTAGCTTTTACTAGAGGGCTGAACGTGACAACCGATCCTCTGGGAAAGCTAATACCTGAACTTGTAGTCATAGCTTCACCTTCAATAGTCAATGCAAATGCAGAGTCACCAACATTGTATATTGCCGGATGAAATCTAGACGATGAATGTTCACCTGTGTTTAGGTAATGCATAACTTCATCTAGTTTGAGGATTGGTATTTGCTTTACCAGAACGTCAGGCATGACGTTTTTTGTTCCCGGACCCTGACCTTCACCTAGAGCTAACCACTCAGCTGTAGTACCTAATGCGTTGGCTAATGCCTGCAATACCCGAAGCCGTGGTTTAGCCTCACCACCCTCGTATGCAGCTATTTGACGTTGAACAACACCAGCTAATTTTGACAACTGCGCCTGCGTCATACCCCTGGACTGTCTTGCCAGAGATACTCTTGATGGGAATTGATCGTCAAAATTCATTAGTTCACCATAAAAAATTCATTGACTCATGCTGAGTGTGAGTGAATAATCAAACTACAAAAAGTGAGATTATGAGTTTTTTAAAAACAGGAGTGCATAATGACTGAAAAGATATCTTCCATCAAGCCGCGTCAGGTTCGTTTTACAGAAAAGGTTGATTCACATATCCGCGAATCAGCAAAAAGATGCCATAGGTCAATTCAGGCAGAGATAGCTTATCGAATGGAGTTATTGATGAAACTTGAGGCAAAGGGCGATGTTGTCATCCAATAAAAATAGTGAAGCCCGGCAGTGCGCGAACACAAACCGGGCCTCTATGTCAGTAACCGTATGCAAGGAAACTAACATGAATATTGTAGCAAAATCAGATTACAACTTCCACGGAGTTGAGTTGGTGCCCACCCGTGATATGCATGGTGTTTGGTTTACATCATCTAATATTGCATCTGCACTTAAATACGCAAATAGTCGTGCAGTAACAATGATTTATAACAAGTATAGCGATGAGTTTAGCGCCGGAATGACTCAGGTACTCGAAGTGAGTACCTCAGGAAATTATCGCAAAAAAGTGCGAGTTTTCTCACTACGCGGTGCCCACCTAATCGCGATGTTTGCTCGCACTCCGGTAGCCAAAGAGTTCCGCCGCTGGGTGCTGGATATTTTGGATCGGCAGGCAGAATGCTCACCGATTGCAAAACAGTTTACTGACGAAGAACTGGTTAATCTCTGCTACTTACAATTGTGGATGGAGAAGAGTCAACAAATGTGCAAACACATCTACCCAGGAATGAAGCAAATTGGTTCTGAGCTTTCAGGAAGGATTTACGATATTGCATATGAGACTCGCTACATGTCAGAAGAAACCAAGAAATCACTTCTTCGTGAAATGAAGAATCTTGATACCAACAATTTTGTCGTAAAGAACGCTCAGCCAATGCTGGCAAAACTTCGCGGCGAGGAATGGATTCATTGATTGGTGCGCCGGACTGCGCAAAAAGAAAACCGCCAGTGTGCTGCTGGCGGCCTATGTCACACCCTTACTACCACATAAGGAATGCCTAATGACTTTTAAGAATGTAGCAAACATCGGATCCGTTGTCACGGATAAAACCATTGATAGCCAGTACCTGTTAGAGATGGTCAATCATGCTCGTAGACAGTGCGGGGAAAAAGAAGTCCGAAATAACGACTTTATTGCACGCATTAAGGATGAACTTGAAGGTGAGCACTACGAAATTTTCGTAGTTCAAAAATCAAACAAGACAACTTCTGAAAAAGTTGTTATGTCAATTAAGCAAGCCCTTCGAGTGGCTGCTCGTGAATCTAAAGCTGTTCGCCGCTCACTTGTAGACCAACTTGAAAGTATGCAAGAAGCGCACATTAAAAGCGGTAAATCGTCGAGTGGACTTGTTGAGTATCGCCAGGCGCGAACATTGAAAATGACGGTTGAAGCTGTTACCAATCTGTTCGATTTGATGCCAAATCTTGCGCCGGAAGCAAAGCAGACTGCGGCAGCAAGCATAATCAACCCGATCGTTGGTTTTAATGCAATACCTCTTCCAGCAATAGAAGAGCATTACTACTCAGCAGGGGAGGTTGCAGAGCAGCTTGGAGTAACGGCCAACAAGATTGGTCGCATTGCTAACGCAAACAACCTCAAAACTGAGCAGTACGGGAAGTTCTTCCTGGATAAATCTGCACATTCCAGCAAACAGGTGGAAGCATTCCGCTACAATGCGGAAGGTGTTAAAGCTCTACAACACCTGATTCATGGGAGTAATGTTGCATAATGGCAAAGAAAAAATATGGCATTATGCCGCCAAGAATCAAAGGAAGAGCCAGGGTAAAAGGCGATGCTGGGAGGTATCACATTCTTGGAGTTCTGTGGCATGAGAGAGCTTTAATTTTAAGTAGACCTCATGGGTACATTGAAAAGGTATCTATAGATAGAGTAGAGATTCTTCCCCTTACACCTGAAGAAGAAGAAACGTACGGACTTTTTGATAACTAACCAACTAAACCCGCTTAATCGCGGGTTTTTTATAAGGAGTATTCATGATTTACCCATCAAACAACCCACCAGTTTGCCTGATTGGATACCAGCCTTGCAGTTTTTATGGAATTAATTATGCCATGCTCAAGAGCCTTGTTAGCATCCAAAATGGTCGAGTCTGCTATCAGGGATGCCCACCTAATATGGGTTCCGATGTCGATATTGAACGTCTCAACGAAGCGATCAAGATCGTTATCGAGGCATTTCCCGTACTCTCTCAATCTGGCATGGTCGGCGGCTGGGGAGGCAAAGCACCATAATAGAGGATGTAACAGGAATCTTGATAATGGGTTTGCGAAACGTTCTGAGCCAGCCAGGAAAACGATATTAGCTATGGATTCAACATTGCTTATGTTGTGAGTTCTAACGGTAACAGGGAGTGACTTAAGAAAGTTATACGCAGTAAAGCCAGCGGCTGTTTCCCCTCCCTGACTTGATATATGGATATTTAATTCAGTTGCGCCTTGAGATAATGCGGTGAGACAGTGGTTCTGAAGTTGCCCAACAGTGGCGGTGTTAACGGGGCATAAGAAATGAATTGTGTGCAGCATTATTTATCATCCTTGCCATAAATCTTTTTAAGTGTCTCAAACACAACAGTCTTGAACTGCTCTGCTTGCTGATCAGCCAAGCGTTCAGCTTCGTCTCGATAGCCTGCAATCGGTGATGGTTCAGATAACGCCTTCTGTACGATCTGAACTAGTTCAGAATTGATAGACCGACCATTCATTTTTGCCCTTTGGTCTAACTTTGCTTTTAACTCTGCTGGAAGGCGCAACTTAAATTGTGGGTCTTCTCTGGACATTTTATCACCATGTTTTTTCTTGACAGTCTATAACGGTGATAGTACATTCTCAATTGAACCACGGTGGTTCATTGATTGGGAGAGGGTATGCAAGGTGCAAGAAAAATGCCGCAGTTTAATTTGCGGATGCCTAAAGAAGTATTGGATTTGGTGCGCAAGGTAGCCAAAGAGAATGAGCGATCTGTTAACTCTGAGATTTACAAGCGAGTATTGGACAGCCTGAAGAGGGAGGGGGTAATGGTATGAGGGTGTCATTGCTTGATCGTTCTTTACAATTTTTGTCTGGCGCAATCATTGTGGTTTGCTTGCTTGTGATTTTTACAGCGCTAATCAATATGTATCAATCAGGGGAACGATTGACAAAGACGATAGAGGAAAAGAAATCAGTCTCAAATTACGAAGTATCACATGCACATAACGATTTAGTAGAAAGCCTTGACCGTATTAACAAGAGGCTTGACGAGACAAATATGCTACTTAAGCAAATTCAAAATGAAGTGGAAAAACGTTGAAGCCCCAACTGCTGGAACAGTCAGGGCTTCGGTATCAACAAATCGTCTTAGGAAATATTGACATGAAAAGTATAGCAACAGCAGTATCTACTATCAATGTACCATTCCACGGCGCAGAGCTTTATGTCGTCAATCACAACGGTGAGCCGTACACCCCAATGAAACCTATCGTTGAAGGTATGGGTATGGATTGGGCTTCACAGTTTACGAAAATAAAGCAACGGTTTAAAACCTCCATTGTGAAAATCACAATGCAGCTTCCTGGTGATGAACAGTGCCGTGAGATTATTTGTTTGGCACTTCGCAAACTTGCTGGCTGGCTGCAAACCATCAGTCCAAACAAAGTCCGCCCTGAAATCCGCGACAAGGTAATCCAGTATCAGGAAGAGTGTGACGATGTGCTCTACGAGTACTGGACTAAAGGTCATGTAGTTAACCCACGCAAAGCTAAAAAGGCGTTGCCGAGTAAAATTACCACTGAACAGCAGGAAGCCATTAAACAACTCGTCATGAGTCGCGGTCAGTCTCTGCCAAAAGAAAAACAGGCTAAGGCGATGATCACCATGTGGTCGTCACTGAAATCCCATTTTGGATGTTCGTACAAAGAAATCAGTGAGGAGCAGTTTACCGAAGCACTGTCACTTGCTGCTCGCGTTCCGCTTGAAGGTGAGTTCATTGGCAAACAAGAAGAGTTACCAGCGCCAAAACTGGATATTAACTTCCCGATTTCATGGTTTGCTGAAAATGCACCTTACGCCATTATCAGGCAGCAATGCGGTGATACTGTTGCTCTTGACCGCAGCGCACTCGTTGAATGCAGTCCGGCGTATAAACTAATCAATATTCTGACAAAAGCGGGGTATGACGTTTCAGCAGTAAGAGCTGAACTAAAAGCACTTCGCCATTTAATGGCTGAGCAAAGCTGGGCACTTAAAGAGATAGCTTCATTCGCAGCGATACGTGATAGAGCGTGCCACTCAATTAAACTTTAACTACCTGCACGAAAAGTGTAGGTCAATAACCAACGCAACGACCCAGCTTCGGCTGGGTTTTTTTATGCCCAAAATTCACCGTAGCCATGCTGCGGCGATTCCTTGTGTCTGGAGCAAATTAAATGAGAGACATTACAGCCAATGTGATCGTATCGATGCCTTCGCAACTCTTCACTATGGCGCGTTCTTTTAAAGCCGTAGCCAATGGCAAAATTTATATCGGTAAAATTGACACTGATCCTGTAAATCCAGAAAACCAGATTCAGGTCTATGTGGAGAATGAAGACGGTTCTCACGTTCCTGTTTCGCAACCAATAATCATTAACGCTGCTGGTTACCCGGTATATAACGGACAGATTGCCAAGTTCGTAACTGTGCAAGGCCACTCTATGGCTGTTTATGATGCGTATGGTGCGCAGCAGTTCTATTTTCCTAATGTGCTGAAGTATGACCCTGATCAGTCATTGAAATATGTAGAAGGGGCATTGCTTGTTACTGACTTAGGTAATGGGACGTTTAAGAATAGTAGAAAAGACGTTGCCATTGGGGATAATCTAACAGGAACCAATTTTATTAGAATAAACGGCGGCGTCTATAAATGCACTCCAGTTGCAACTGGAATTGTTACTGAGATCAAACATAGATACATTATCGCAGGCGGGGTTAAAAGCTACCTGTCTCATATTTCTAGGCATGTCAGTGGTACGCGTAGGCCGCTGAACTGGAAATTAGAATTCAGCATCATAGACGATGAGATTACCGCAGATCTTAAAGATCAGTATGGTTACACGACCATGGGATTTCAGGGGATTTACATAGACAGCAATGATGGAATGGTATACATCGGCTGGCAGACGCTAGACCCCGCATCGGTATGGGTTACGGTGCATGACTGGGTAACAGGAGCATTGGTAACACGTCTTCATTTTCCGAATAACGTTGGTGCACCAGAAGGCATCCACGTTTACCGAGTGGCAGGACAGCGTTACATCCTGCTGCCGTACAGCCCATCTCGCACTATCAGAATTTACCCTATCGAAGATCCGCGTACGCTGGTTGATAAAACGCAGATTACAAACTTCACTGAATCAACACGCCTTGGAGTGCGATATCAGTTTAGTGGCTTTGGTAATACCCTGATATACGAAAATGCGGATATGGGTTGGCCGAAAATTTTTGATGTTGAGACAGGTGTATCCAATATCTTTAACACACTGGATATTAACAGCCTTATAGAAGGATCTTACAGTCCAATGGGGACTATTACGGTTGATGCAAATGTTGGAGGTCGCGGAGCCGGTAAACCAAAACGGCAGGGTGTCGCTCTTGGTTCTCAACGGATATTTGCTGGTATTGGTGCATCTACCACGGCGGGATCTGGAAATACTTTCGCAGGGTTGCAGGGTTATATTGAGTACAGCCTTAATGGTTCAGAATTAGGTCAGTACCTGCTGTCACCTGCAGATTTCAAAACATACTGGGATAGTTATTCAGGGAAGAGTGTTTACTCCACTGAAAATGAGGGGGTGCAGTCTTGTGATATTTCTGGCTCTGAGGAATTGTATCTTCTACAGTCTATTCGCTATGACAATGGGGGCGGATCAAATTATAGGACTTTAAACATCATTCGCGCTAACTGTCCATCTAATGAACCTGGAACAGTAGACATGACTCCGCTATCCAATGCCTCATCACAGTTATTTAACCCTCGCGGAAGGGTGATTAACGCTGGCCGTCACCCTGTAAACCCGGCTGATGGTATTGCGCTATTTACATCGGCACAGGCTATTTGTGACTATTTGCGGAATACAGATGCAGGTAGATATGTGACATATCTTGAACAGGATATGCCACTGTTTGAAGGTGGGCCATCTGCGCCAGGACAGATGACGCTGCCAGCATTCTGCCTATTGCAGATCGACTTCATCAACGGCGATACCTGGGAAATTACAGTTAATGGAACTAACAGGGCTAATAATTATACAGGAAGGATTTCCAAAAACGGCGGGTACAACTCTTTTACTAAGGTGTCCTCCCGCAGCATGTCGATTCTCGGATCCCCTGGTCTGGTTGATGTATCAATTCGCTCACCTAACTCACTAAATCTTCCAGAATTTGCTGGAGACTGGTCTACTGGTGTAAGTATAGGAGCTGCAGGTGGGGTGACAAACTGGCAGCCAGAAGGAACAGGTAACGGAGCATTATGGGAGTCAGGATATGCAAAAAACCGTGTGTTGCAGATATTCATGTCCACAACATCAAAACTGTTCTTCCGCTACGCAGACGATGCTATTCGCGCAGGTAACACAGGCTGGGCTGAGGCATGGTCGTCGCTGAACACGACCGTCGATTCAAGTGGTTTCATCAAAAAAGCCTCTCCGGTTGTGAAGATTTTCTCAGACGGTAGTAGTGAAACAAATCGCGAATCAGATGGGGTAACCGTCACACGGCTGGCATTGGGTGAATATCTGATTGAGGGTTGCGTAGGTCTGAATGCAGATGCTTCATGGGGGGGGATTGATGGTGGATTTGAAATACCGCAGGACCGAAACAAGCAGCCGCTCATCTGGCTGGATTATGTTGTTAACCAAGATGGATCTGTGTTGGTGAAAACGTTTCACCGCACTCATGATAACTCGCCCGTTTTTGCACGTAACGACATCCCTGGTGTTTCGAACGGTGACCCGATCGACATTCCTGCTAATCAATTCGTTTCTGTGCGAGTACAGATGCCTGAGGATTCTGCATGGAATAAGCTTAAGGAACAACTAAATAAGGCTGAATTGATAGAAGATGATGTTGTGGAATAGGTCTGTGATATTGGCATAGGTATAAGTGTCCGCTATTTGGGTGGCATTACGCCACCTTTTCATCAAGCCAGTCCGCCCACCACTGCATCATTTCTCTGCGCTTATCGAGATACTGAGCATGGTTGTAAATTCAACTAACCCAGTCCGTTGACAAAAAATTAGCGCAAGAGGACAAAAAATCACCTTGCGCTAATGCTCTGCCTCAGGTCACTAATACTATCTAAGTAGTTGATTCATAGTGACTGGATATGTTGTGTTTTGTAGTATTATGCAGTCTATTATTTAGACTAAATCCTTCGTAACATATTGATATTTACAGTGTTTTCTGTTTCTCGTTCAGCTTTTTTATACTAACTTGAGCGAAACGGGAAGGTAAAAAGACAAAAAGTTGTTTTTAATACCTTTAAGTGATACCAGATGGCATAGCGCCATCTGGCAGAGTGA